TTGTTGTCCGCCGGCCGGAAGATCACGCCCTGGCCCATCATCCGCTGCGCGATGCTCGGTCCCCCATCCTCGGCGAATATGGCCGGATCGGCCACGCCTAGCATGGGCTGCGGGTCGTCCGTTTCGCGTGCCGCTATCCCCTGCGCGACCGCCTCGGCCGTGAGCTTCAGCCCGACGTTGGGCTCGCCCGGCCGCATGCCGTACCACTCGCGATACAGCACCAGGGCGCCGCGGGCGATGTCGGGATCTGATCCATCCGATACCGCCCACCAGTGGCAGCAGAAGGGCCGCGCCGATCCCCAGTCGAACGACCTGAACCGTGCCCAGTGCTCGGGGATGGGGCGGGGCGCGATGACGTGCCTGTCCAGGCTGAACTCCGGGAAGAACGCGCCGGACACCACGGTCCAGTCGCCCTCCAGCCATGCGCGCACCAGCTCGGGCGAGCCGGACGCCTTGAGCCGTTGGACATAATCCGGCCCGAGGTAATGATTGTCCGATACCCGTGACGGGATATAGATGCGATTGAGGCCGGTTGCCTTGTCCACGATCTTGCGCCAGCCGAGCGGCGCCGGGTCGATGTATCGTGCGCGCACCCACTGATGGCCGGGCCCGCCGGGGTTGCCGGTAAGGCGTAAGCCCACGGGAATGCCTGCCCCGGATCGCAGCGTGGCCATGAGCTTGAGGATTGGCGATGGCGATGGGAAGTTGCCGGCCTCCTCGACATACACGCGGGTGAACGACGCCCCTTGATACGTCTCAGCATCGGAATCCCGTTCCAGATACGCATAGGTAATGCGTGCGCCGTTGGGCATGTTGAAGCGCATCGGGTTGATCGTGGCGGTGGCGCCGAGTTTGGTGTAGATCGTCCGCGCCCGTTCAAACGTCTCCAGCAATTCGGTGCGTGTTCGGCGCACCATCAGGCCGATCGCGTCGGGGCCATGCTTGGCGGCGTGCGTGACCCAATCGCCCAGCACCGCATCGGTCTTGCCGCCGCCCCGTGCGCCACCGAAGAACACCTCGAAATGCGGGCATTTGATGAACGCGGTTTGCGGTCCCGCTTGCGGCGCCCAGGCGACCTCGATGGTTTGTGCCTGTGACATGCTCAGTCTTTCACCGGATCATGCTCGATCGTTGGCGGCGCGTAGCGTGCCTGCCATTCGTTTTCGTCCTCCGGATCGGGCGGCACTTCGACGACGTAACGGACTGTCAACGGGTTGTCCGGGTCGCCGCTGAACTCATGCTTGTCGCGCTGGCCGAGGATCTGCTTGCCGAGCCAGATTTGCATGGTGGCGTTTCCGGCCTGGGCGCTTTGCCACTGGACACGACGCAGGGACATGCGGCCGTTGCTGCGGGCGTGCTCAAGCGTTTCCGCGAACGCGGCGTCGTCTTGCTTGCGGCGGATGAGTGTAGCTTCAGACACGCCAAGACAATGCGCTATTTCCTTGTCTGTGCATTGGATCATGGCGAGCCTTATGGCAGCAGCGGGGTCGAGTTCCTTCCGCGGGGCGCCGCCTTCACCTGGCGCCGGCCCGTTCTTTAGTTGGGGCGAAGGCTTTCTAGCCGCTTGCATAAGTCGGCTCCGGGACTGCTGCTGCGAATGGCGTGCCATCGGGGCGCGTTGCGGTTTGCCCGGTGAAGTTCTGCCAGCGTGTGACGGCGACGTCGCAATAGGCTGGGGTCAACTCGACGGCGTGGCAGGTTCGGCCGGTCATCTCGGCCGCTATGATGGTGCTGCCGCTGCCACAGAACGGGTCGGCGATGGTGCGCGCCATGTCGGTGACTTCGATAATGGAGCAGAGCAGATCGACCGGCTTCTCGGTAGCGTGCAGCTTGTTGCCGGTGCGCTTGGCCTGGATGACGTTGCCTTGCGCCTTCTTGGGGTTGAACGGTGACTTGACCCGGATGCCGCACATGATCAGTTCGTGTTGCATGCGCCAGCCCGCGCCCATTCCCGGCGTGCCCTTGTCCCAGACGATCATGTTGCGCACGCCGTAGCCGCTGCTTTCGATGACGTCGAACAGGTTCGTCCACATGCGCCAGTCGGTGAAGACGTAGACCACGCCGGCCCGAAAGTTCGGGATGGTCGCCTTCATGAGTGCCATGTAGCCGCGCGTCGAGAGCGTGTCGTTGGCGATCATCTCGGTGCCGCGCGTGCCCACGCTACCAGCCGCCCGACCCGCCTCCTGAAATCCGCCGCTGCAATACGGCGGGTCGGTCAGGATCATGTCGGATGGCTGACCGTCGCTCGCCGCTGCCACTGTGTCGGGGTGGATGCTGTCCCCACAGGCTAGCCGATGGCGTCCCATGAGCCAGACGTCGCCGGGTTGGGTGACGGGTTCGGCGGGCGGCTCGGGGACGTCGTCGGGATCGGTGAGGCCTGGTGTGGGTGCGGCGAGCCATGCGGCGAGTTCGTCGTCGGGGAAGCCGAGCAGCCCGATATCGAAGTCCATGGCCTGGAGTGCCTCCAGTTCCCCGCGCAGCAGGTCGGCGTCCCAGCCGGCGTTCAACGCGAGCTGGTTGTCGGCGATGACGAGTGCGCGGCGTTGGGCGGCGTCGAGGCCGGCGAGGGTGATGGTTGGGACGGATGGCATGGCGAGGGACTGGGCGGCAAGGAGCCGTCCGTGTCCGGCGATGATGCGGTTGTCCTCATCGACGAGGATGGGGTTGGTCCAACCCCATGCCTGCATGCTGGCGGCGATCTGGCGGATTTGCGCGTCGGAGTGGGTGCGCGGGTTGCGCTCGGCGGTGGTGAGCGACGCGGTGGGCCGGTAGGTGACCTGGAGCGGTGCGGGTGCATTCATATTCGGCCGCCGGTTCGCAGGATGTGTGCGATAAGCTGTTGAAATAGCGGGTTCTGTGGCGCGCTGGCGGCCCAGACTTCGGGCGGGGTCGGGGTGATGCGTGCGTTCGGTATCCAGCCCTGGTCGATGGGGACGGGGATTTCCATGCGAGGGTCGGCGGAGGCGACGGGTTTGCGTTCTCCGGTGGGTTCCCAGTCCCAGAAGTATCCGGGAGGCAGCGGGGTGTAGTTGCTGTGGCTCATGTCGCTGCGCCCTCCGGGTTGCGGCTGACATACCCCGTACAGCCCCACAGATGCCCGTACAGGGCGGTCAGTGCCGCCTCTGGCTCTGGGTCCCCGCAATAGCCGCAAGCGTGCCCGTAGAGGCGTGGGCGGCCGCATTTTCGGCATGTGACGATGATGGCGGCGCGGGTCATGGGGCGCGGCCGCATTTGGAGCACGCTCGGTTCCGACCGACCACCAGCATGCCGCAGTTCTGGCAATCTCGAACGCCTGCGTAGTCTTGCCCCAACGCACCCCCGAGGGATTCGCTCACGACGTGGGCGTATCGGGCGAAATCTCTGAATCCTTCCGTCTCCGCATTGTCTGGGTTCGCATGCTCAGCTTCGTGGCATGCGGCGCACAGGACGAGCAGGTCGCCCTCGGCCTCGCAGCCACGGCGCAGGTAGGTCAGGTGGTGAACCTCAAGGCGATACCCGCTCTCGCAGCGTTGGCACCGGCGGCCAGCGCGGAGCATGGCGCGGCGGCGGGTGGTGATCCAATGCGGGGTGCGAAGGTATTGCTCGTAAGGCATGCGCCGCAGTTCGGTGATGTCCTCCTGGGTGCGATCGTAAGCCTTCGATGCGGGAATGTAGGCTAGGTCAGACTGCTCGCGTTCCTCGCCGAGCCAGACCTGCTGGTGAGCATAATCACCGGGCGTATAGGCGATCTCGCGGCAGCCGTCGTCCTCGTCGTCCTGGTATTCCCACTCCTCGCGGACGGGGCTTAGGAAGTCGTCCACATCGTCGGATTGGTGTTCCCAATACTGGCGCTGGCGGTTGCTCATGCTGCCACCTGCCAGCGTCGAGCGGCGTTCTCAGCGAGGGCGGCACGGGCGGCGAGCACAGCGTCGGCGAGCTTGGGGTTGAGCTTCAGTTCGGGCGGCGGTGGTGGCGGGCCTTGGGTGGCGGCAAGCTGCTGCTCGACCGAGTTGGCGGGGTATTTGGCTGCGAGCCGCTTGGGATTGCGGTTCCGAACGGCGCGCAAGGCGTCCGCGTATGCCTGCCGCGCCGCCTCTGGGTCGGCCTTGGCTTCCGGTTCAGGAGCCGCTTGCTGGCTTGCTTGCTGCCCTTCCTTCACCCCCGAATCTAAATCCTGCGACTTCGCTGCCTCGCGCGTGTATACGCGCGTCTTAGGTTCTTTCTTGGTTATACTTAAGGTTCTGGGTGCATCTGGTGCACCATTCGTTGTCGGATTCTGCACCATTCGCGGCGTCTCGTGCACCATTCGCGGCGTCACTGGTGCATCTGGTGCACGTTTCCGGCGCTTGATAGGTGCATCTGGTGCACCATTGAAAGGTGCATTTGCTGCACCATTAACGGCTCTAAGTATATGATACTTCTGGCCTCGCCCATATGGCTCTGTGCGAATTAGTCCACAGGCTTCAAGCCGCTGCACCGTGTTAATCAGGGCGCGCTGCTTTATGCCTGTCATCTCGGTCAACGTCGCCAGCAGCGGCCAGCACACCCGCTCGCCGTTGGCCATGTCCGCCAACACCATCAGCAAGCACCGTTCCGGAGTCGATAGCCCCAGCGCACGGCCGCGCTCAATCGCCCATGCAAATGCGGGAATGCTCATGACACACCTCTTGCGTTTCGGCCCGAGGGGTGCAAAATGGGGGCAGTGACGCTTCCCACCTTACGGTTCCGCGAGAGCCGATTAGGTTTCCAGTTCAGTTGGCCCCGGTTCCCGCCGGGGCCTTCTGCATTTTGGACGAACTCGTTCGCAACAGCAACGCTCATTGCATGCGTTCCTTCTCGCCGAATGATCCCCGCGACCAGGCGCCGTTGATCAGCCGCTTGCCCACCTCGGCCGCCATCGCCACCCGCATCCGCTCGTCCTCCTGCTGATCCAGCAGCACCGACAGCGCGAACCCCATGCAC